TCTGACTTTTGCATGTGATAGATTGGGAGTAGCTCGGTTAGTCTTTCCTCTGCTCCTTTCTCCTTATCTGGTACTCCAAGGTCATCAAATAATAATAGTTGTTCAAGTTTTCTCTTTACCATTTGTTTTTCCTCCTTATAATTTGGAATCAAATATTATATAGAATATTTAACTCTTTTGTAAACCGTCCCTTATCTTCTTATTCTTAAGGGCTCTCTTTCCTCTATCTCCCCAATACCTTGCGTTATAGGCACCCATCAATCCACCTCTACCTTTTGGTACCCATCTCTGGAATTCCTCAAGTAGTGGTAGGTCTTTTGAGTCCCAATACCTGATTGCTCTGACCCCATTCTGCTCATACTTTGGCAAGGTAGGTACATCTTTTGGTTTGTCAAACTCATCATTCATATACCACTTATACCAACTATTGAGGGTTGATACTGAGATATCAAGATGTTGGGCCACTTTAGTTGCAGTCATTTTCATAATTATTTCCTCCCATGTAATTTGATTTGCGTATATTCCTGTAAAACTCTGATAATATCATTATCAAGATATTCATATAAAATACTCTCTACATCATGCTTCCGGTCAAACTCTTCCAATCCGTAATATGCTTCCGCAAATATCCCGGTGATTGCCGTCATTGTATCTGAGTCTGACCCAAAGGCAACCGCTTTTCTAATTGCATCTTCAAATGATTTGCTCTCTTTGAAACTGGCTATTGCTTGAGGTAAGGTCTCATAACAATTAGAATTCCATTTGGTCTGTAACCATAGGTCAGTAAAGGATAAATCAGCATTTGGAATTAAATTTAGTTCTTCTGGTAAGCAATTTTTATTTAATGCCCCTTTAAGATTAAAAGCATATCTCAACATGACCTCTACCGAAATCAAGGCTTCCTCAGTATTATGAGTTATTTTAGTGATATATTTTCCAGCTCTTAGCATATCCGGTTCATTAGTGTATAAGAATGGTAATGCCCCCAATCTCATCATAGCCCCGTTACCAATGCTCTTCTTCGATACCTTTTTACCCTCAGCCCATTTTGAGAAATTAGGACCAAACGGTTTCTTCGGATATTTCAAATACCACTCCTTGAGGGTCTCTACCATATCTTTATTATTCATTAAAGCATCTGCTACTGCAATCATCAAAATAGTATCATCAGTAAAAGTATTTTTTGAAGTAAATAATTCAAAATTCTCATTGAGGGTCGGTCTGAACTCAAACCTTGACCCTATGATATCTCCTAATATTGCACCAATCATCTCACCACCTCCTCAATCTTAATAATAGCACCCTCAAGTCCTGAGTTCGATACATCACCAAGTTTCTTAGTCAATTCATCAAGTTTATCAACATCTACTATAAATTCCATGATATTGCCATTCATAGTTACATATTGATTATTAGCATCTGTATGAATATCTTGCTTAATATCTCCGACCATAGCATGAAATACAATCCCGCTATCAAGGGTCACTCTAAACTCTTTCCCGACCTCATCAGCATAATAAGTACCTACCGCCACAAGATAACTATCATTGAATTTTCTAAACCCCTCTGAGTCAGTATAAGCAAGTTGCTGGAGATGCCATTGTTTTGATGATTTATCCGTAATCTTCTTATAATCCATATAAGTTTTGAATGAGCCATCTGCATCTTCAGGTAATCCCACTGAGATATATCCTGACCCCTCTATTTCGCGGTGAGACCCAATTATATTATAAGATGAATGTAATTGCTCAGTCTCTTGAATCGTTTCAATATAAACTGGTTTAATCGCCTCAATCACATTTGGTTCCAAGTTTCTATTGACCTGCCAAACCAGATAACCAAATATCAATACCATGATGATTAGAATACCGGTCATTTCTCTTCTCTGCTTTTTTATCTGATTCCTTTTAAAAGCGCTCATCTTTTTATTGCATTCTCTGCATTCTTCATAAGTATTCATAGTTTTTTATCCCCCTAAAGTTTGATTGGTTTGATTTCCACCACCTCGATTGCTTCGATTCTATCAATATAATATTGACCACCGTTGATGGATAGGTACTGCTCTGCTATTTCTTCCTCACTATAATTCTTAAAAAGTTCCAGGAAATCATATTTAGCAAATTCATCTTCATGCTCCATCACATACTCTTCAATTAGTCTGAGTAGGTCATCTTTCGATGACCCCTCAACCTCAATCATTTTAGTCCATGCTGTTCCAGTACTGAAAAATATCTTTAGCATCTCATTTCCTCCCCTATCCTAATAGATAATCAATTATTTCTGATTTGTTAAGGTCTACTTTACCATCTACCAAAGCATCTGCCATTGCTCCTTTTTTATAAACCAACTCTTCGATTCTTTCGTCAATCGTATCCTTACAAACCATAGTGATTATGTTTAAATTTGATTTAGTACCAATTCTATGAGCCCTATCTTCTGCTTGTTCCTTATTAGCTCTATTCCAAGGACTGTCTAAGAAGATTACCGTTGATGCGGCAGTTAAAGTTAAACCAGTTCCCATTGCTCCAATTGTTCCAATAATGCATTTGCATCTTTTATCATTCATAAATTTATCCTGCTCGGCCACTCTATTTTTTGTTTCTCCAGTGATAATGGCTGGATTAAATCTTTTTAATCTTTCATAAGTAGGGGTAGTCATATCTGTCCAATTACTAAAGATTATACATTTTTCACCATTCTCTACTAATTCCTCCACAATTTCTTCAAGTCTATCAAGCTTTGCACTTTCCTTGATTTGACTACTTAATATCCCAGTAAAGCCAGTTGCTTGTCTTAATCTAATTAGTTGTGCCAATGGATTATTACTAATTTTAATCTTATCAATCTGTTCCTTGATTTCAGCTTTGACTTCATTATATATAGTAGTTTGAGCTTTACTCATTTCTACATATTCGGTAGTATGGATTTTATCCGGTAAATCAAGTACATCTTTCTTTAATCTTCTTAACATTAGACTATCCAAATTCTCTTGTAGCTCTCCTAAATTTCTATATCCTACCACCTCATATCCGCCATATCCTCCCATTACACAATAATGCTTTTTGAATTGGTAGAATGAATGCTTCTCAAATCCTAACCATTTTAACACTATAAATAAATCAAGAGGTGTATTCATTAAAGGTGTCCCGGTTATTGCTATTCTTGTTTCAGGTAATATCTTCAGGATTGCTTTACCTTGCTGTGATGCTGGATTCTTGCATTTATGAATCTCATCTATAGCTACCATTCCAATTGTACCATTATCACAAAGCTCTTTAATCTTATCGCAAATATCTTTATCTCTAAGGCTTTCTATATTAGTTATAAGGAAGTAACTGTCAGGTAGGTTATTTAGGTCGGCTAATTTATCTTTGCTTGAACCTACAATTGCTTTACCTTTGCCATTGTATCTTGTTCCTAATATCCAAGATGATTCATTACTATGAGTTTCAACTTCTGCTTGCCAATTCCATTTTAAACCATTTACACCGCATATAATTAGACAATGTTTATATCCTTTTGTTAATTTTTTAGCTACTGCTATATCAATAACTTGTTTTGTTTTTCCAAGACCTTGTTCATCTCCTAATAAGAATTTATCGTATTTTAATCCATATTCAAGTCCTTCTATCTGATGGCTAAATGGAGTGGTCTTAAATTCGAAGCCCTTTGGTAATTTAATAACTTTTTTCTGTTCCGTAGCTTTATAATTCCCCGTTAATGTAATTTCTCTATTTCCCATTTGACTAATTAATGTCATGAGCTTCTTCGCAGGTACTTCCCATTCCTTAGTAGCCGCATGCCAGAATCTGCTGCTTTGATTTCTCATAATACCGACCAATTCTGCATCATATGGAAAGCTTATAAATGCACTTAAATCTCCATTGACTTTCTGAGCTTCTTTAATCTGAATGCTTATCATTTTTATTCCTCCCCCGCTTTTTAACAAGTTTTCTGAGTTCCTTAATATTTGATATTTAACTACTTCCAAAATCTCTTTATATCTCCGTAATACTCAAACTTGGTATAATTCATCTTGTCGATTTGGTTAGCTTTATACTGGACTAGTAATTGAATTAGCTCTTCCTTTTTCCATTTACTCATTATCTTATAAGCTGAAGGATTTACAAATCCAAACCCCTGAATAATTTCCATCAGCTCTGCCTTATTTTTTATCTTGAGAAAATCTACCAATGGTTGTACTGACTCTATACCTTTTCCAAACTCTTTAAATTTCTTTTTCATTTTATTTCCTCCTCGTTAAAGTTTTTAAGTGGATTCTCTATCCTTAATAATATTATATAACATATTCTTAGAAAAGTCAAGTGTTATTTGTAAAAAAAAATAAAGCATCTGAACTTATTCAAATGCTTTATCTGAATATAATATTATTTAACTCTATTTTGCTCTACCAATACTTGTGCTTGTTCATTAGAAGTAAGATATTTCTTCATTTGCTGTACAGTTTCTTCTATCAATGCATCAATGGTTTTAGGAGTCAGTATAAATTTAGCAATAGCTGGAAGCTTCTCATATAGCCAAGTGGTAACAGCTGCATATTTCAATTGACCAGTACCTCCACCAAACTCAGCTTCGGCTTTTGTTACTAAGTAAAAAAGAATCTGCTTAGCATAATAGCTATAACCTCTTTTTACTAATACTATCAATCCAATTACCACAATAGCTATAAATAAAAGGCTATCCCAGTAAGCGGTTAAGAAATTAATCATAATTTATCCTCCTATTCAATTATTTGAATATCTTTTACATATACCCAACTAATGATTTCTTTCAATAGTACTTTATTGGAATCAATCTGTTGAACAGTATAAGTATTTTTCTTTACGAAAGCCGGTATATTCTGACCGGTTGCATATTTAGTTCCGGTTACCTTTACTTTGGAGCCTACCTTTAATGTAGGAGCCTTTACATTACTTTGTACGGGAGTTCCTGATTCAGTGGTAATATAAGTATCAAAGCCTGCAGCTTTTAACTTCTTGGCCATTGTATCTGCATTTGCTTTGACACCGAATGCACCAACCTGAACTTTGTACAGATTGCCAACCTTTACCATATAAGTATCAAAACCGGCTTTCTTAAGTTTAGCTTCTAAATTATCAGCATAAGTTTTATTACTAAATGCTCCAGTTTGTACTCTATATAATGTACCGCTGGAAGAAGAACCATTCAGCGCATCAAGTTCAGCTTTAATCATGTTCAAGAATCTTTGCCATCCCATATCAAGTGTTCTGTGTGGACAATACTTGCCACTATAATCCTGATGCTTTGTTACCTTATCAATTCCCCAGCCCTTTTCTTTTAGCTTGGAAGCAATGAATTTTGCAGCCAGCTTTTCAGCTTCAATGAATCTACTTCCACCTGATTTGGAATAACAAATTTCAATGGATAATCCTTTTCTGTTACCTTTTCCACTTCCACCATCCCCAGCATGCCAAGCATTACGATTTTCAGGAATACCTTGAACAATCTGTTTGTCATCAATTGCATAGTGGAATGATACTTGATTATTATTTCCAATCATATAAGCAATTTCATTTTTTGCACTTGCATCATTAGCTGTATTATGAACAACAATAAATTCTGCATTCATTGAATATGGACATTTTATGTTATATTTTGATGTTGATACAAGATTTTTAATTATTTTCATTTATATCATCACCTTTCTTTTTAACTTTTGATTTTTTGATACTTGAAAGCATCCATAATTCACCTGTTGTAAAAGCAAACCAGCACCCAATCAATGTCATTGGTTCACTCCCAGTTTGTAAAAACACATATAAAACTGCAGCAGTGAAAAGAATGTTCAAGAGAATTACCCCTGTTACAATGAACTTGGAAAACCTGTTTTTCTTTCTCCTGGTTCTTTTATTCACTCAAATCACCGCCCCTTTTATACTTTTCAAGTGTGTCAATTCTTTTGTGGGCTTGCTTTGCCGATTCTTCAACTTTAATAAGTCTTTCTCTGGATTCCTTTATATCATTTTTAACATTGGTCATTTCATTTTTTATTTCACTGATTCCAATGCCAATGTTTTCAAGTTTAACAATTACAGTGGTCATTTCAGTAGCATCTTTTTTATCATCAAGTTTTTGATTTCTTCTTAAATTTGAAATACCAGCAAAGATACCAAATGCTACTGACACACCTGAAATTAATAGTGCTACTTCAATTGTCAAACACACCACTTCTTTTCATAACAAAAATGTATTAGTTATTCAGAAACAATCACTTCTGCTACTACCTCTTTTAGATTAAATAATGCTGGCACTTGCTCTAATGTATAAACACCACTTAAAACCAAGCTGACCCATACTTTCACAATTGCGCTATCTTTTGTGAATATCATAACTGTCCACCTCCTATCATTGTTAACATTAAAATGGTTAGCTCTCCTATAGCCTGTTTATTTAACTCATTTTCTTGTTTTAGTTGCTTGTTTTCCTCGGAAATTAGCTTGATAAACTCATCTTTGCGATATTGTACTTCGTCATATTCCCAACCTACAAAATCTTCTTCTTCAACTCTTTCTATGTTAGCCCTTACATAAACTGTATCAACATTTACTTCTATTTCAGGTACTTCTTTCATTGTTCCTCTTACTCTTGCCACCTTTTATCACCTCTCTATAATATTGTTCACAATATGGTTCTAATGGCTTAATCCACTTCTTGTAGAGATTATATCCATTGCACCACTTCAACC